GGGGCTCAACACCCGGATGATGACGACCTTGAACCGGCGTTTTACGATACGGTGGATGGTTTCTGTGAGCCGTGGATACGAAGTATTGACAGTCCCAGTGCGTATGCGGACTGGTTTGGCTCATTTTGGTGATAATCCTTATTATAATTCGTGACATTTGACACCTTGTTTTTATGAAAAAGTGTGGTATAGTAGGCAGAAAAGGAGTACTATATGAATAGAGAAATAGAATTCGAAGAAAATGCCATTTGTGATATATGCGGGAAAAAAGGCGCGTTCGATTTTATGGGAGATTTTCTTTGCCCGGAATGTGCGGCCAAGAACCTTGATGAGGGTACTATTGAGGAGCATGAATGATTACTCATAATGGCATTGAATTTTTTCATGATCGGAACTTCGGTACGGATATCTATGTTCACATCCTAGATTTGAACGCGATACAGATGAAACTGACACGGGGATTTAGAACTGTGCCTGAGGCGGTTACCGCTTTTAGGGCTAAGGTGGGATTCAACGGCGGAGGCTGGGAGGAAGACCATCCATATCATCCCAACGAGTATCTTATTATAGAAGGTGAACCGATTAGTATTCGCGCTTTGGATTTCAGGCCGTGCATTGAAGTGACGCGGGATAATAAGATCGTATTCCATGAAAATCAACCGAGCTTTAGAAAGTCTTGGAATGTTTGGGGGTTCGACAGGCTGATTGCAAAAGATGGAAAGTTCAATCCGAAGATAACCGATAACTTCCCAGACCCGAGGACGGTTTACGGGGCCGATGAATTGGGACGCTTGGTGGTTATGGTTTGCGACGGTAGACAGGTCGATCAAAAGGGGCTAACCTTCCGCGAATGCTGGTCGGTGATGCAGTCTTATGGGGTAATAACCTGTGGGAATGCTGACGGAGGCTATTCAAGCGCGGCGGTGAATACCGCATTTAGTCCGTCTTTGCTGAATTCTACCTATCTAGTCGAAAATCGTCCCGTAGTACATCAAGTTTTATTCCATGCAAAGGAATTTACTATGGAGAATGCAATTTCTTTAGCTTTGGATGATGCGATTTTAGTTTAATGAAAGGATGTGAATATGAAAGAAATGCACTCCTGTATCGGAATAACGATCTTTATCTGGCTATGGATTTATCTTTTGATGGGATATTTCTTTTCTCTCGGGCAAAAGAACCCCGGAATTGTAATGTGGTTCTGGATTTTTCTTCCTGCGTTGGATAGATTATTCACTCCAAAAGACGATATGCCAGTCGAGGGAATTTGTAAGTGCAGAAAGCGGATTAATCCCGGAGAAAAGTACTGTTCAATTTGCGGAGGTAAGATAAAAGATCGCTTATGGAGAAAAAGAAATTGAATACGACGTGTAAACGATGTCAAAAACTAATTCCCAAGCCGAAAAGGTATTGTGAAGAATGCAGAATTTATCAGAGGCGGGAGAGTAAGTCGGAATGGTATTATAGAACAGGAAGAAAAAGGAGACTATGTGGCATACGAGGCTAAACTTTGTACATATTGTAAGTCCAATGACGCCATAAAGATGTATGATAACGGAGAAGTCTATTTTTGGTGCACATCCTGTGGTAAAAAAGAGTACATCTTGGAGCGAGATATGCGTGGAGAGTATATTAAGAAGGAGGTAAAGACAGATGGACAGAACAAAAATAAGTAAGGAGCATTTAAAAGCTCTTAAGGCGGTTAGAAAAACTAATCGCTTTAAAAATCCGGCCAAATTCGTCACTAGATTTAAAGGAGTAAGTAGAAAATGATACGAGGACAGGCCTTATCAAGTGTAAAACTGCGTTCCGGGCCCGGAACCGAGTACCCTGAATTAGGATACGGACTAAAATTTGGAAATAAAATTGAAGCCAGTGAGCACATAAACCAATGGCTGCACATTGTCAAGATAAATGGCGTAGATATGTCAGTTAGTGGATGGGCAAGTGCTGGGACATCGCAGCAGTATATAAAATGGGAAGTTATAGAAGCGCCTCCTGATAATCCTCCAGTACCGCCGACACCGCCAGAACCAGATGAATATATACTTCACATTAAGGATGGAATTACCAGAAAATTTGTGCCGCTATGACAATAGAAACCTTTAATTATCGGTCAAAAGTATTTATTCTGGCGTCTCTCAGGGACGGAGAGTTGCTGTACGTTCTGCCGGAATATGAAGTGCGCGGAATGAGCAGACCGGAGTGGAATGAACAAAATGGAGATTTGGGGGCGTCAAATCAGTTTGGTCTACCGGCAACGGTGAAATTCTATAATACGGCCAGAGTTCCATTGTCTTCTGATGAGCAATCTTACGACTTGCCGACTTATTACTTGCTACTTGAATTGTTTAGAAGGCAAAGGCCGGAGTGGAAGCCGGAATTTCTAAAAAGAAAGCTGGCAGGATACTTGAAGGACGGAGTTTGTTACACCGACCATACAAAGGGGTGGGCGTGGAATCCAATTACAACCTGCGGAAATTTGTTATATCCTACAGGTGCGAGTAAAATGCTGGGCGGGGAACTCCATTTCGAAGTCCTGCAATTGGAAATTGGAACTCTAAATTTTATGTATTATCAATTAGAAAAGAATCCGTTACTTATAACGTGGTCTACCATAAGTACAAGGGAATACGGCGGACGGGGAAGCATACCATTCTGGCATTTGGACGGGGTTGGCGTACCTGCTCCACTTTATTGTAAATCTCCAACAAATTGGATACGCGCATCCAGAGTCAGAAGGGTATCCCAATCTGAAATACCTCCGTCTCCATATTACCCATAAGGAGAAATATGAAATGAATTTACATCGGGCCGAAGAACTGATTAGGTCGCTCAAGGATGACACTGTCGACGGAATGGAAAAAGAGGCTTATTGAAGCGTTAAAGTACGCGATTGAGCATGAGAATCATTCAGCGCGTTCCCATACATGCATTTTCTGCGGTAAGCCCGGAATTGTTCACCTTTGTAAAGACTGTGGAGATTTTTAAGTTTAAAAAGAAGTCCCCCTAACCTTCTGGGGGATTTTCTTCATTTTTAAATGTAATTTGAACGGACGCGACAATATCGTACAGCCTACCGGGGGGATTTAGGTCTGTTTTCGTTAATTTTATTTGTATGACTCTTACTCCAGCCGACTGTCCGTGAACTTCTCTTACCGCCTTTGTCAGCGCTTCGGTCAATTTGGCGTTTACGACTTCCAAGTGCAAATCTGACTTTTTCACGTATGCTCTCCTTTCATTTTGAGGTGCAAATCATTATAATATATCATTATACGCATGTAAAGAAGAAATAATGCCATTCGGTAAAAAGTTAAAAAGTGGGCGGTTTTCAATAAAGAAGATGGAAAGATAAGGGGAAAGCATCCCAATGAGGATGCAGCCAAAAAGCGCTTGGCGGCTCTGTATGCAAATGTGGAGGATGCCAGAGAGAAAAAGGAGAATAGCAAATAATGGCAGCGACTTATAATAAATTTCAACAATTTGCGGAGGATTTGGGAAAGGGGGTACACAATTTCACATCCGATGCTACTTGTACCTTGACTGTAGCTCTGTGTAATACAAGTAATGCGCCGATAGCCACAAATTTAGTTTTGGCGAATTTAGTTCAAATAAGTTATACCAACTTATCAGGTCGGGTTATAAGCGGAATTACCGTAGAACATACGACTGGAACAGTACATTTGACCGGAAATGATCTTGTATTAACGGCTTCCGGAACAGTGGAAACATTCAGATACATTGTATTATATAATGACGATCCTACATCTCCCGACGACCCTCTTATTTGTTGGTTTGACTACGGATCAGATGTAACCCTGCAAAATGGAGAGACTTTTACGATTGATTTTCCAACAGATATAGCTACATGGAGCTGACATGGCTATCACTACTTTGGATGGTCTAATAGCCGCTTCCCGTCAGCGGGCTGTGTTAAAGAAAACTACTACCAGAGCTACAATCGCTAATGGATGGTTTTCCATGTTCGATATTGCTGGCAATCCCGGTGCCGGAACTCTGGCAATTGGAAATACGGCGAATGGGTTGGCACACACGGACGCGACCGCCGGTTATCCCACGATCACTACTTTTGGCGGAGGCAATACTGGATATTTAAGTCGAGCTGAAATCTTTAATTCGGTTATCTCTAGAATTCGAGTGTTTGATCGCGTATTTTCCTGTGGGGCGTATGCATTTAATGCAAATACGACTTTGTCCTCACAGCCATCCTTCCTTGAGAGAATTCCGGGCGGAATAGCGGCAGCTACTGCCGGATGTACTGAAATTTGGGTTGAAACAGTAACCTCAACTACAGGTAATCAAACTTGGAATGTAACTTATACAAATGATGCCGGAACTGATTCCAGAACCACCGGAGCAGTCGGAATCGCCGCTGCCCCCACTGTTGGAAGGTGTTGGCAATTACCATTACAGGCTGGAGATAAGGGAGTATCCCTTATAACTAAGGTTCAGGGTGGAACCGCTACTGTCGGTACTGGAAATATTCACGTACTAAGACCTCTATATGATATAAGAATTCCAGTCGCTAATTACGGAGAGGTAATTGATTTTGCAAGGCTGGGATTGCCGATAATTTATGATACGTCTGCCTTATTCTTCGTAGTAATGGCTGATTCTACTTCTAGCGGCGTTCCAGATATGCAATTTGATATAAGTAATGGCTAAACACATATGGAGACGGGTTACCGCTAGATTTTCTGGCGATTTTCGCACCTGGCGGTACGGAAACCTTGGAAATTGGAATACATCAAGTTTTTATAAGAGGGAGCCGGGACAGACGGTTCAGAACATTGCAGAAGATTTTTGGGAAGTCGCATCCAGCTTAACTCATTATTCTATAACGACTATCGCCGGATCATACTCCATAATTGAAAATTCAATTGAACTATTCCGACAATATAAATTATTAACCGGTGTTGGAAGTTATCTAATCTCTGGAAATCCTACAATTTTGTCAAAGACCGGCTTGTTAATTGTAAGTGCCGGCGAATACTCTATAACCGGAAATACAGTCAATATTAATAAGGGGTATGCATTAGTGATTTCTCCCGGAAGTTACTCATTAGGTTTTCAAGACCTTCCTATCCTATATAATAGAGTTTTAGGGACAAGTACTGGAAACTACTCTATTAATGGAAATGACGCAAATTTAGGTTTGGGAAGATTTTTAGTTGTAGATGTTGGAAATTTCGCTATGGACGGATTAAGTGCCGACTTGTTGTACGATAGAAAGTTATTTACGTCTGTAGGAGCCTATCTAATGGATGGAAAATCCATAGGAACGATATTAGCTAGAAGACTGATTGCGGGTGTGGGAATGTATTCAATTATTGGAAATCCGGTAAACTTTAATGATCTTCATATTTATATTTTCCCTATAAATACAGGATCATATGAAGTTATAGGAAACTGGATTGAACTTAGACAGGACTTCCCCTTGTCTCCTAGATTTGACTTGCAAGTATTAACACATAATTCCTTTGATTCGCTTTTATCGGAAAATAGGTATTATTATTTCGATGTCATAGTAAATAGTAGTCAGCACCTTGATTTGGAGATTTAAATGGATATTCAATTAGGTTCGAGTGGAGTTACGCTATTTGTAACTATACGAAATGAAGACAGAATTTCAATCAATTTGTCCCAAGCCACTGTAAAACAAATAATTTTGGTTTCACCGTCTGGAGCTATAAACCCCAAAGACGCGTCCTTTGTAACCGATGGAGCGAACGGAGAATTGAAATATGTCACAGTGAATGGAGACTTGAACATAGCTGGTGAATGGAAAATATACGCTTACATAGTAACTCCAGAAATTAGCGGAAATACTTCACAACTTTCGTTTACTGTGGTTGGAAATCTATGATAAATTTTTTAGATTGGGTGGATACTAAGGGATTTTGGACTAGGGAGATATGGAACCCGGAAACTAAAGCAATGGGCGGTGCGGGAAAAATGAGACTTGAACCGCATCAGCGTCTCATTCTTGGATATTGCCTATCATTCAATGAAAAGGGCAAAGTTCCACACGAAACCGTATTATATTCCGCCACTAAGAAATCCGGTAAAACTACCATAGCCGCCGCAGTTGGGGCGTGGTACATAGAAGAGGCCAGAGATGGAACCGAAATATATGTAATCGCCAATTCTCAAGAACAGGCGGAGGGTCGCGTCATGCGAGATATTCAGTTTCACTTTCAAAAGAGAATTGAAGAGGGGATTTACTCTGACGATCCAAGACGCCCAAATTATGTAAAACTTACACAATATCGAATCGAATTGAGGAACGGATCATTTATTCAGGTGCTTGCTCAGTCCTTTAAGTCCATAGCGGGAGCTAGACACTCTCTGACATTATGGGACGAATTGTGGGGAGCCTGCTTAACGCCAGATACTAAAATACTTAGAGACGATCTGACGTGGGTTCGTGCCGGAGACCTTAAAATAGATGATGGCATAGTTGCTTTTGACGAGAATAAGATGAAAGGAAATGGGTATAGAAATTGGAAGTACGGAAAAGTTACATCCACAGGGCTTCGGACTCTTCCTTGTGTTGATATTACTCTTACAAATGGAAGGGTAATTACCGCTTCTCTTGAACATCCGTTCCTATTGCAAAAAAAACGGCATAACTCAGTGGACTGGGTAGCCGCACAAGACATTAAACCCGGTTATCGTCTTATGCGAGTATTAGACACATGGGAAACACGAGAGGATTACGATGCTGGGTATATAGCAGCCGCGTTGGATGGAGAGGGCCATTTGGTTTACGATAAAAATGGAGGAATTCGACTGGGGTTCACCCAAAGGCCCAATATCATGTGGGGCGAGATGGAAAGATTATATGAAGAGTCAGGGGTGTCGGCCTATGACACTGGAAAATTAATAAAATTAGGTTACGATGGACGCGGAGTCAAGTACGGAACGGCTAAAGATATGATAATTACCAGAAAATCGGAGATAATGAAGATACTGGGAAGTACACGACCAAAGAGATTACTACAAAAATTTAATGTAGAGAAAATGGGACGACAGACTGCCATCGAGTGGGTAGAAGTGGCATCAATAGGTGAGGTACGCGAAGCGGAAGTTGTCGCTCTGGCCACTACCACTAAAACTTATGTTTCCGATGGCTACTGTTCTCATAACACGAGCGAATTTGATCGCCGTGTTTGGGACGAAATGACTCCCATTCCAACAGTTCAAAATTCCCTGCGCTTTATTTCTACGTATGCGGGATTTGAAAATGAATCTGATTTGCTCTGGGAGATGTATATCCGGGGAGTTGGAAAAGAAGAACATAAGGACGGACGCGGAGTGTCAATAGCCGAACTGGAAGGACTGCCTTGCTGGAAGAGTGGAACCCTGTTTACGTACTGGACTCATGAACCATCTATGCCATGGCAAACAGATGAATATTTAGATTCTCAAATGGAGTCTGAACGTCCATCTTCCTTCCTGCGTTTGCATATGAACCAGTGGGTTACGTCTCAGGAAGAATTCATTCCTGTGGAGTGGTGGGACAATGCTGCAAAAGCCTATGGAGCCAGTATAGAATTGTGGGATGACCACCCTTTCAGGTATTGGCCGGTAACGATTGCCGTAGATGCGGGGATCAAGCGGGACAGTACGGCGCTGGTCGCAGTGGGGTATGATTCGCATCGGGGTAAGGTGGGAGTGGCATTTCACCGCATTTGGACTCCCTCATCCGGAGATCAAATAGACCTCGATGTTACAGTTGAAAAAGACTTGCTATACCTTTATAATAAATATAAAGTGGTTTCGATTGTATATGACCCGACTCACTTAATGCAAACGATGTTGCGCTTAAAGGGTAAAGGTCTCCCAACTAAAGAATTTACTCAGACGATACCCAACATGACCGCCGCGTCCCAATTGCTGTATGACTTATTGAAAAATAAGAATTTGGAGGCATATCCGGATGAAACACTCAGACGCCACATTCAAATGGCTGTGGCGGAATCTAATAGTAGAGGTTTTAGAATTGTAAAGAGCAGAACCTCTAGAAGACATCAGATAGATGGAGCTGTGGCTTTAGCCATGGCATGTCACGAAGTCGTTCAAACCGGTGGAGTGGACATTTCCATCCCCGTTGTCATTAGAAACCCATACAAAGAAGACACGCAAGATGAGCAACGGGATATACCATTCCCATTAAGGACTTAATAAATGGAATTTAATCAAGATGACTTTAAAAACATTCAAGAACGGGTAATGAGGGCCAAGGAGTATGTGAAGGATTGGAGGATGAACATTGAGAAATGGAGAAATCTTTACAATCTGAGACATTACGATAGGTTGCTCAATGACGTTAATTTCAATGATCCGACTCATACGAATACTGTGGATTTGGCTGTTGGTATCATGCTGGGAAATAAAATGCGCTGGCACGCGTATGGAATAAGTCCATCAAAGCGCGAACAGATTGAAACTGGTCGAATTGAAAAGCTTATGGAGGGAATTATAGAAATAAATGACCAGCGTGAAGAAAAAAGCATCATGTATGAATTCTTCCTGAATTTTATTCGAGATGGCGGCGGAGTCTTATATTCAGTATTCGACCCTCTATTGGTAAAACTGGAAGAGGTGGAAGATACAGACCCGAACAGCGATAATGGAGTAACTGTAAAATATGTTATGCCGGAGCCTCCAATACGAGTTCAGGCCGTAGACCCTATTAAAGTATTCGCCCTACCGGGCGGGCCAAAGAGATGGTTACTTATCGGGCGTTCTGAGCAAATGTCTGTATACGATGTTGAAACGCTATACGGAGTTACCATTGGTAAATATTCCAGCTATTCAACAATGGACAAATATACTGTGCAGGACGAGTTCGTGGATGTGTGGGACTATGTTACCGTAGATGGAAAATTATCGGTAAGAAATACAGTGATGTTTGCCGGTCAACCAATTATGGGGCCAAGGATCATGGACGGATACGAAGACCTCGCCTATACCATGCAGTTCTTCAAACCCACCGGCACAGACTCAAAGGGCTGGCATAATATCATGACCCCAATGGAATCATCTGTCAAATTGTTGGAAAAGACCGTAAATCGGCGCGGACATCAAATTGATGTGTATACAGGCTTGCCCATTGTTTCAAAAACTCAGGCGGGTAGGGTGGTTCAAGTGGATGCCGGACTGTTTAATCACGTGAATATTTCCACCGACGAATCTATTGAGTTTCCTGTGTGGCCGGGCAATGCACCGGATGTTCAACTCCACTTGGAATTTCTGAGACAAAAGGTCAATCAGTCCGGGTTCTCGGATATTATGTTTGGAACCAATATGGGCGGAGAGGGCGGAGGGTATGCGATGGCTCAAATGGGGGATCAAAATCGCATTCGTCTGGAGCAGCCGATTAGACACTTGGAACTCATGCTTTCGTCATGGGCTAAGAAGGCTCTAAATCTTCTTAGTACTTATGCGAAAGGAACTTCCATATGCGTGTATGGACATTATAAGGGCAAGGAATATCAGGATTGCATTCCCGTGGATTCCTTAAGCGGATATGCAGTTTCCAATGAAATTCGCGCCCACTTTCCGGCGGAAGAGACTAGAAAAGTCGCCATGGCCTCTCAGTCCAAGGGGACTCTTTCAACATACACTACATTGGAAAGATATTACGATATTGAACAGCCGGAAGATGAAATTGAAAGAAAGATGATAGAAATGACCGATTCCCACCCTCTTGTCATGCAGTATGCAATTATGGCCGATTTGAAAGAACGTGCGGATATGGGAGATGAAATTGCGGGAATGGTTCTAACATCAATTCAGAATCAAGGATTGCCGGGTGAAGCTGGAAGGCCGAAGGATGAAACAAGCCCCGCCGGATTTTCAGGTTTGCGTTCAGCCACTGGAGAACCGACATCGCAGGAACAGGGCGGGGAACCGGCTGGACAATCTCCAATAGAGAAAATAAGGAAGGCGGCATCTGCGGCTCCGCCCCTGATGGGATAACATGAATAAAGTAAATGAATCAATTTCCAAGCTGCGGAGAGCGGCCAATTCGTCCTTAAATCGAGTGCGTAAGGTATCCGGTAAATCAAATGATGAGGATTTGCTGATATACGAACAACTTACTGATGCTGACTTTAAAAAATTATCTGAAAAATACGGAGAAGAGTCCGTTGAAAAGTACATAAAAACGATGGAAGCGAGGAGAATGAAAAATGCCTCTTAGAAAAGATGGATCATATCGTAAACCGAGAGAGTCGAAACCGGTTTCTTCTGCGCCCAAACCTCCATCTCCTCCAGCCGCCGAATTCTCGGTAAATCGGGTAAAGGAGACATTATTGCCGTTCTTATCACCTGACGATATGAAAACAGTCGGACAGGAGATTTCATCCGAACCGGAATTTTCACAATATAAGGATATGCAGTATCCGTCTTCTCCATCCAGAGTTACTCCGGAGGTAAGAGATCAATACTTATCTTCAACTCGGGCGGAATCGGCATTGGCTGCACTTGAAAATATGCGGGCGGCTACCGGTAAATCCGCCGAACAATTGGGGCCGGGATACGCATATTTAATTTCAGTAGTAAATACACTTAAAAATATTGGAAGCTCATCTTCCGGAACTATGAATCGAGCCCAATTTATAGAATTCAAAAATGCAATAAATAGTCTATATGAGCAGAATCGGGATAATTATGATGTTAATCCGTTTACTGAGATAGCTAGAAAATTCGCTTTCCCGTCATTCTCGGGAGGGGGATTGCAAAGTTTTCAGGAGATTGGCGATAGAATTATATTTGGAAAAAGAAATAAGAGGCTATTCTAGTGGCAAAAGCAAAATGGAGACAGTATGAAGATGCGCGGCTAAAAAAATTACTAGCCAAGTCCCGGGGTGTAAAGAAGGTATCGAATCTAGCGGTTGAGCAGTTTAAAGAGAATCAGTTCTACGAATCTGCAATAAAAAAAGCCCAGTCTGGACAAGCGCTTACTTCACAAGAGCTGGCGTTTATTAAATCTATTTCCGGCACATCTGAAATTCAAACTCCGCAACTTCGGCGTGGAGAGATTCTAGCTGAACAAGGCAATTTGATAAAAAATGTACCACTTACGCAAGAGGCCTTACTTTATCAATTAGAAAAATATTCTAAAACTCCCGCTGCCAACGTAGCGGGAGATGAAAGAGTTGTAGGCGGCGGATCGGATTTCTGGGAAACTCAGGAATTCAAGGA